CAGCTTGCGGTACAAGGTGAATTATGCAGATGATTGATTTATCAATTCTACAAGGTGCTATCTTCTCCGATGACCGGAAGTATCGCTACGCCCTTTGGAGAGTCTGGAATACCGGATTGCCCATTTTGGGTTGTGTAGGCTTAAATCCAAGTGATGCGAACGAGTTCAAGAATGACCCTACGATAACAAGGGGGATTGTTAGAGCCGATAGAAACGGCTTTGGTGGTTTTATTATGACGAATCTACATGGGCTAGTTTCTACTGACCCTAATGCCCTATTAAATAACCCAGATGCCATAGGCGAACTAAACGATTGCTACATCAAGCAGATGGTCGAACTTACGGAACGTCAGCTTTGCGGTTGGGGTTCTTTCAAGCCTGTGAGATACAGAGCGGCGGCTGTTTTTTCTATACTTATTAATCCGGTATGCTTGGGTGTCAATAAAGATGGTCAGCCCAAGCACCCCTTGTATGTTGGATACGATGTACCGATGGTGAATTATGAGGGATAGCAGTTGGAATAAAGGTATAGCCACGTGGCAGGTTGGTAAGACGCTCTATATCTCTGTACCTTTTACTTGGCTGGTGGCTGATGCTGAGAAAATAGCTCGAAACTGGAAAGGCAAGGCAATTATCGGCGGTCCCGGCCTAATGAAACCTACTCACTGTGAAGGCTTCGAGCCAGTTATCTTCCATAATCCGCTTGCTACCTTCACTAGCCGAGGTTGCCCAAACTCTTGCCCCTTTTGTGCAGTTAAGCTACTAGAACCAGAGTTTTATGAGATAGAAAAACCAAGACTTGCCCCTATCATCTGTGATAACAATTTTACCGCTTGTTCACGGAAGCACCAGGAGCGAGTCATTGATGGTCTGACTATCTATTCTTATGTAGACTTCAATCAAGGGCTAGAGGCTCGGAAGTTTACACCCTGGCTGGCTGACCAGCTAGGGCGGCTCAAGGTTAAGGTGCGCTTTGCCTTTGACTCCTGGGGGTGTGAGTCTGCCGTTAAAGATGCTATTGACCTTTGCCAGAGACGTACCACAAAAGACATTGGGGTATACTGCCTCATCGGTTATAACGACGATCCCGATAGTGCAATAGCCCGCTTGGAACTTGTGCGCTCCTGGAAACTTGACCCTAATCCTATGCGCTTTCAGCCGCTAGACGCCAAACTTAAGAATGAATACAGGCTTCCCGAAATGCGCAACTGGACTGAGGATAAATTGGCTGACGTTATGCGGTATTATTCACGGTTGCAGCATTTGCGATTCATGTCTTTCAACGAGTATAATGCAACACCAAAAGAGCAATTAGAGTTTGGTGAATTATGAGCAGACCTAAACTACTTGATGTGTTCAGTGGCAGTGGCGGAGCCGCTATGGGATATTTCAGGGCGGGCTTTGACCCCTACGGCATCGACAACGACCAGAAGCCACTGAAACATTATCCATTTCCTTATCTCTGTATGGATGCGCTGGAAGCTATGGACAGACTGCTCAGGGGCGAGGGCTTGACCTTCAGTAACGGTGAGACGCTTTACCTGGGAGACTTTGCGGCTTTCCATGCCAGCCCGCCGTGTCAGTTTGGAAGTATTGCAACACCTAAAGAACGCAAACATCTTCACCCGAATTTAATCCCTCAGACAAGGCAATTATTGGTGGCAACTGGGAAACCCTATGTAATTGAGAATGTGAGAGGAACTCGTATGTGGCTTGTTAATCCCTCCATGCTTTGCGGAACGATGTTTGGCTTGCCATTATGGAGACATCGTTATTTTGAAACAAGTTTTAATCACTTTGAACTTATGCCAACTTGCAATCATAAACGAGGTTATCTGGAAATAGAAATTGGGAAAATACAAATACCCGTTCTTTGCACAGGCGGGGGTGATAGTAAGAGGTCTAATAGAAAAACTTGGCGACCGAACCAACCAGCGAAAGAAAGACGTTATGCCATGCAGATAGATTGGATGACAAAAGAGGAATTAACTCAGGCAATCCCCCCAGCCTATACGGAATACATAGGCAAGTGGCTGATTAAGGAGGTACTGGAATGAACTGCACTCATCACTTTATCATATCATCACCGGTAAAGGGATGGCATATCATTGGTAAGTGTAAATGGTGTGGGAAAGAAAAGGACTTTACTGAACTCCAGGAGCAAGACAAAGGATATAGACAGCTATGCCTTGCCAATGCCTTAACTAGGCCCGGGATTGATATGTCTCAGAAAATGGCAGTTAAGAAGCCGAAAAACAGGCCATGTAAATTAAGCAGGGGTAGGGTTAGGTGATGCCACCAGATGGTGTAACATCGAAATCTGAGGGGATATAATGATAGAGGGACAGACAGCACCACGCAAGGTATCTATCGCCTTTAGATTGCCTGTTGACATTTACGCTATAATATTGGAAAGAGCTAAGAGGAAAAGATTAAAACCATCTGAATACCTGAGAAAGAAAACTATCTATGAAGCAACCAGAACACACGGCAAGCAGAAGTGATTATTCAGAGGCACAAGCAAGACAAATCCTCATGACCTTTATGACTTCATTCCCCAGGCGATTCCTGTGGCTCTCATGCCGCCACACAAAGGGCTTCCCTGGAGGATACCGCTTCTTGCATAACTCACAGGTAAAGGCGCATTGAGAAATTCTTACTTCGTCTTTTACTCTCCATCTTTCAGCCATTCCTCAGCCGAGCATTGCAATATCATTGCCTCTAATCGGTGAAGTATACAATAAAAGAGTTGGGGATAACTCAATCCCTGCTTATGGCCGACCAAAATGAGGCGGTCAAAGTCTATCTCGAATAGCTCCATCAGCTTAGCTTGCTCAATCACGTTTATCATTCTGCATAAATATCTTGTCCAGTTTATTGAATATCATGCTATGGTCTTCACGGTTATTTAACTGGTAAGCCTTGAACTCCGCTCTTATTTGACTGACTATTTTCTCCTGAGCCTCGGCCTTGTCCCCTATATCCTTAGAGTTATGGTTGACACGTTCTCTGAGACTGCCCCAGGCTACTCCCGTAGCGATAAGTGCAAGCAGGATGGTAATGAATATGGCGGCTAGTGGTGCGTCAATCTGAATCATGTTATTCTCCTTTAATCACCATCCTCTGCCTGATAAGGAATTTTGCCCTTAGTCCAGATAACTCCGAGGCAGAGATATTTTATATTGATTTTGCGTATCCGCTCAGGGTCGGACTGATTCAGGTTAAGCCCCTGAGTGCGATAGTAAGCGCCGAACTCATCGGAGCCTATCTCAACTATGCTGTGTATTATATCACCCCGGCCCTGATTCCAGATGATAATATCGCCGATGTTCAAATTACTAACATCATCTGAGATAAAAACCGTATGCCCCACGTCGATCAGAGGCTCCATAGAGTTTGTGTTTTGCACTGTGGTCTTGATAGCATCGGGCAAGGTAAACTGGCTGGGGTCGATATCTACCCTGGGACTTGGTATATTACCAGAAGCATTGCCCTGTCTGAAAACCTTGAACAATGATGTTAAGCACATATCTAACCACCTTATTTACGTCTATCTCATTTTACCATACGCCTCTTGACAGATTATGACTATTGATTTACCATAAAGGCATGGAGAGGTCTTTTCAGACATGGAGCGGTTTTAGAAGAGCGGTAGAAGATGTAAGTAGGGAAAGTTTGCCAGACCACTTCTGGGATATGCTGAAGGAGACTCTGAGCTGGGCCTCGATTCATGAGCCATACAGTGAGGGTGATATACCCTTTGCTGTAGAGCAACTAAAAAGTCTAAAGAGATTCATGTCGTTTCCAACAGCTAACTCGATGGCTGGGACTTGCAGTAGTCGCTAAGTTGCTCGATTGACATATCTCGGGCCATCTTCGCTGCTTGAGGGCTTTTCGACCTGGGTGTCTTTCCTAATTTCATGGAAAGAGCCAGGCACATGAGCCTACGTTGTTGTTCCGTTTTAGCAGGCATCTCCACACCTCCACTACCATTATAGCATTAGAGCATTTCCTGGCCTTGTAATGCCTTGCGCAAGGTCTCATCTAATCTAGTCTCTATATCATCGCCCCAGATGTCAACCACGACCCACCCCTGGGATTCGAGTAACTCTCTCTGGACTGCATCTCGAGCCCGCTGTGCTGCTAACTTGTGATAATACTCGCCCATAATGCGCCAGGCTAGCGAGCGTTCGGGAAACAGCATATCGACCACAGATCCACCCAGTTCATACCAGCCGCCCATAAGTGAGGACTGAAACTCATAATCAACGATATGGTGCTTGTCCAGCCAGTTGAGAACGATCTGCTCAATATCAGAGGCGACTTGAGTAGTCATCATCCATTAAACACTTCTTCGCAGATTACGTCAAGATAACCTTCAGCCGCCCCTTGTTCTTCATACATCAGCCTCTCACCCAGTTGGGTGAGTTTGACTTTATATGAAGTTTTATTTTCATCGCCGCTAGGGTAGAATGCTACTAGGGTGTTCTTGTCCCTGATTGTCTCCATAGCAGCAATTATATTAGAGGCTTCATCATCAGTACATTGAATCTTGAATTGCCAAGCCAGTATAGTGGATGGAGTCGGGATGTAGTAAAAGAGCAGGCTTTCAAGTTCAGGACTATTGGTAGCCGTATCATCCCGGTAGAGTTTTACGGCAAGCTGGATAGTATAGAACTCAGTGCCTAAGCCGCTATTGAAGGTAAGAGTGGTTGGTTTAGGTTCGCTGGTAAACGTACCGAGCAGGGTAGTAGGCGCGGCACCATTCAGTCCATAGTAGACCTCAATCTTTTCGGTGGCATCACAGCTTTTGGTTATAGCGGCTACGCCGAGAGCCGTTTTGCTGATAGCGGCTAGTTTGCGGAATATCGGGAGCTTGCCATAGCCCGAATCGTTCACGTATTCATAGGTAGCTATATTTTTAACCACATGAGTAATATCAGAGAACATCATGTACTTGACCGTTACTCCCTCGCCAAACCACAATCTGCCATTGGTGTAAAGAGACGATGGAGAGTGGTGCAGACAGGCTATAGCTTTATCAACCGCCGAAGTGGTATATACCTGCAAATTACCACCGAGGCTAGAGTTGCGCTTGAATATCGAACTCTTATCCGTTGAGCCGCCGTTCACACAGAAAACAAACCAGTTATTGACTGTGGCGAAGTCGTAGACTTTGCCCTGGTATCCCGAAGGCAGTCCATCATCCTGGTCCGGCCCTATGAACGTGGCCACGGAAGGAGCGACTTTGAGTATGCCGTAGCCGGTAGCTACCCAGACGTTAGCCTGCCAGTATATCCCCACGTGGCCCGCATTGGTTATCGGTGAATATTCAACTTCTTGCTGGTAAGCGACATCGGTGCTGGTGTCCAGTGTATACAGTCCCTTAGTGCCGCAGAAGTAGAGCGTGGGTGTACCGTCTGATAGCAGCTTGCCTTCAAAGAAACGATACAGAGTACCATAATCGCCAGTCAGTTCAAAGTTACCGCCGTGAGAATCAATGTTCTTGGCTGCCGAGTAGCTGATAAATTTACCGTCAGTAGATATACAATAGAGGATATTCTCAAAGTCGGCAAGGTAGCCAAACAGGGGATTATAAAAATCGGCCTCGTAAATGTAAACATCTTTGCCAGGAGTTACGTTAGTGAACTTAATACGAGCTTTTGATACTCTCTGGAGACCAGCGGCATTTGTTACCGTTACCCATTGGTCGTAGGTAAAGGTGCTGGCATAGACATTATTCCATGCACTATTATAATAAAAATCTATAGTAACGGTGGGAGTGCCCGCATCTGCCCCCTTACCAAGAAATACCCTCACTCTATCAGTTATGACAGCCGTGGTCAGATTTAATTCTAAATAGCCATCCGCACCCGTCCCATTAGTAGCCTTCGTCGCCGTATTCTCATCGTAGGTATTGGCTTCGTCGCTCCATTCGCTATCAGGGTCAGTAGCCGAGTCAGGGCTTTTCCATCCCCATATTGCCGTCCAGGTCGTGCCAGCGGTGGTGTATATCGCATCGGTCGCTGAGGATACTACCAGGTAGGTGTCTGTCGAATCGGTGATAACAATAGCATCCAGAGGACTGGCGAGAGATTTATCCACGCAATCTAAATTGGTGCCATCCCATTTCAGAATACGGCTACTCTGGATAAAGTAAGTCGCATTGTTGAAGTCTATTATCTTGACAGTAGCCAGGTAGGCCCGGCAAGTCCAGGTTACAGTTCCATCAGCTACCGTGTTGCCTACGGTAGTAGGCCAAGTCGGTTCAACACTGGCATGGGAAGTTCCAGCCGTAGTGCACTCATAGACGTAGCCGTTAGCCGTTGTGGGGATGCGGAAGTCAAGCAGAGAATAGGCTGTATTAGCTACCCATGCGGCATAATCAGCGGTGTTGACTTTTGGCCCGAGAACAGCTTGTCCCTCTACGGAGAAGTCTATACCCTCAGTCCAGTCCAGACGGGCATCAGAGCCAACACCCCGCTTTTTGCCAATGCCGTTGCGGAAGTCAAAATATTCCTCAAGTTCCGCCTGGGAAAAGTCGGAGTATTCAAGGCCGGCACCCCCGCCTAGTTTGGCCTTCCAGGGGTTAATCCTGCGTTGCTGTATATCAGAATGTATCTGGTAATATGTTCCATTCAGGAGAACTTGGCGCATCAGGATACTCCATTTCGCCTAAACCGTGCCCTGTAAAAACCAAGTCTGGGCTTAACCTTATACTTCGTCTTACTTTTTTCTTTACACTGAGCGAGTTCGGCTTCCAATTCGGCTACGCGTTGCTTTAATTGGGGTACACCGGAACCAGGCATTATTCCAGTACCCGCCTCGCTATAGGATTAGGCCACCTTCTAGGCTCATTGGCGGACAGGGCAAGGGCCTGGCGGTAGGTATCATCCAGTTTGTTGCTCTGTATCTTGCTCTTGGGTAAAAAGGTAATGGCTTTTTGTATCAGCCATTCTAAGGGCAATGCGATAGTCGCGGTATCCGATGTAACCTCAGCTTGAGCACCCTGGCCCTCGACTCTAAGGTCTTTGCCCGCTACTATGGAATAGCGGTCATCATTCAGTTTAAGTTTTCTTGAAGAGATAAGCCGCCAATCCCTAGGGTCAATCACATCCGCTTCATTGAATACACCGCCACCAGCCGTTTCTTCGGTGATAATTCGATGCACAAAAGACATAGTGGAAGGGAGACTATACTCATAGGTATTTGCTGACAAAGCAATGGTGGCTTCGTCGCTCATATCAATTATGTATTTACCGTCCTTTAGCGAGGCGATGGCGGCGTTAATGGCTCTGCGGTATTCATCTTCGGTAAAGATGTGATGGAGTTCCAACTTATCCCCAGTAGTAAGGGCCGGGCTAAAGGCTGGGTTGAAAGTAATGGTAGTACCCGTATTCACCCAGCCGGAAACTTCTCTCTCCTGGCCGATAGCCGTGCCGGAATAGCAGTAGCCCCGATAGTGATGTTCATTGTAGTAGTCATCGCCCTTGCGCAGCATAGTGTCTACAGCAGTAATAGATGAGCAGGTAGACGGTGTACTCAGTATGAGGTCGCCTACCTGTGCTGAAACGTATTGACGGACAACCGATAAAGCGTTGCTAAAAAGTGCTATGATGGCCTCCTATGCCTTCATATAGGTTATAGTTATCGTTATTTTGCCTTGGGCACCCGCTCCCGAGATTATATGTGTGATATCATTATCCTCGGTAAAGGTAACTCTTGGCGTAGCAGCAGTTGTTACTATCGGGTTTTGGCAGGCTGACTCTCCCCAGAAGGCATCGGTGGTGGTGTTAAAACCATTCTCACCCGGGTCTGCCGTCAGGTTATATGCATCGAGGTCAGCTTGAGGTCCGACCATGATAGTCAGTGTAGTCGTGTTGTCGGAATTAAACGCCTCAAGGTAATCGAACTTGACCGACTTAATTATTGAGCCGGCAGGGATAGCGGTACCAAAGTCGGCATGGCCTGTAGCCCCACCATCATCAACAATGTCGTCCGAGTGAGTTATATTTTTGGTGATAGACACCACATCGCCAGGAACAACGAGGTCACGTCCTGCCATCTGAGCCAGTTTTTTAGTTATACGTATAACCTCGGTGTTGTTAAAAGCATAGTTTACTCCAGTAAAGAACCCTAAATCGCCGCCCCAATAAGTAGTACTTAGTCTCATCACATAGTTGACGAGTGGAGTAGCCGTCACTGTTCCCTGCCCTGCTATATACCCGACACGAACCCCATTCACATAAATCATGTGGCAATTATTTGTCTCGTCTTTAATGGCTACGATTACAAGTATATCTCCAGCGTCAAAGGGGTATGAGCCGTAAGCGTTTCTGGTAGATGCTGAACCTGTTCCATCCATATAAAGAGTTATACGGTCATCCCCCCATTGCTCAATCTTTAGCATATCCGTTCCATCAGTAGCAGCGAATAAGACATGAGTATTGGTATCGTCGGACTCAAAGTTTGGTTTGATAACAAAGATTAAAGATAGGTCGCCGCCGATGGTCAAATTGTCTGTTATTCTGGCTGCCTCGTCTGTTCCATTGAAGTATAGGCCTCCAAATCGGCCTATGGTTGTCCAGTTGCTGGAGTCACACTGGAGGTTCTCTCCGTTGCCACTAATATCCGATACATTACTCCCGCTACCGTCTAAGAATGGAAATATAAAGGTAGCCTCATCCAAGCCCAGGTGAGAGCCGAGTAATACATCCTGAGCAATTACACCTAAGTCCTCCAATATGAAGGGGATGCCACCATCACTGCCTCGTGTTCCAAGAATATTAGCCTCGCCAAAATCAAAGGCCATTCTGGTATCTGCCGCAGTAAGCCCACGCTGGTAAACTATAAAGTTGGAGTTAGCGGTAGTCTGTGAAAAACTACCTCTCTGCAAGTCTATCTGCACCCAGTTTTTAGTTCCGTTTGCCCCAAAACGAACTGGATGTACGCTACTACCAGGCTCAACATATCCGATAAAGATGTTTTCCTTGGAGTTGCAATCTATACCACCATATTCTTGCAGGGTGCCGTCGAGATTGAGTCCGGTGAATATTTGGTTATCGAGGTTATTGTAAGTAGAATTGTCGTTTTGGATTACCAAGCAGTAGTTAGTCTGCCAGACATCCAAGCCATCGACTCTAACCTTGTTTATCCAGCTAGATTGAGAGCCATCGGTAGAAGCTCCCCAGATATGGAAGCCATAATCGAAACTTGATATGCGGATGTTTTTGAAAGTGGCCCCCTCTGGGATTGCCTGATAGGTAGAACTATCTCCCTGGGCCAGTTTCATTAAGATAGCCGTGCCTTGCTGAGTCGTGCTTTTCAGATGCACATTCTCAATGTAGTTGTTAGTCTGGTTGCCCGATTGGGCTGTGCTGGTAGCATCAAAGGTGATAACTGCGCTAGAATAGCTGGCTACACCGGCAACATTTATCTCACCCCCTGACAGAGCTCCCTCACGATAGAGCTTGATTACGTCAATATCGGAGTTTGCTTTTATTACTGAGCCTTTTTCAAGTATTAGATGGTCTTTTGCGCCAATATCCAGGGTTGCGTTCACAGTGAAGTCGCCGCCCCTGAGGATGACATCTCCTGTGCCTGCATCCAGGGCGGCCTGAATCTCGACATCGTCGTTGACACCATCCACGAGAGCCACCGCATCCCCGAAAATTGCGTCAAATACCTGGGCCATGCTGCGCTCTATGCCCGTTACATTTGCGGAGAAAACGATAGCGGAGCCGGGCAGTATCCCAACCGAGCGCACCCAGTAGGCGCCGATGCTTGCCAGCCCGCCAGCCAGCATCATGACAAGTAAAAAGACGCTTAATATCTTAAACCATGTTTGCTTGAGGTTCATATCTGCCTCCCTATTTCTTCATGTTGCTGATTTGTTTCATACCATCGTCAATGCCCCAACCGGCTAGCAAGGCGGTAATAGCCAACGTTATAATTCCGCTTCCGGTAATGATAATATCTGCGGACATCATACTGGCCCCGACTGCGGAGGCGGCAAAGATAGAAGGAATCAGAGTAGAACTAAATTTGCGCCAGTTGAACTTTTCCCCACTATTCAGCCAGCCCCAAAAAGCTCTAACTATGCTGCCGAAAAGAACTCCCCCGATTGTTACTGCTGGTATAATCATGCTTTCCTCCTTTATTCTCTGACACCGAGTATGGTTACTGTGCCATTTTCTCCTGCGGTAACATTTTTGAAATACAACGTAGAAATGTCTATCTTCGATATGGCTATTCCAGTGCCAGGGAAAACCAGAGTCCTCTGATTGCTGGAATCACCGAAGTATTGAGCGTAGTCCTCAACCTGAATCAGGCAATCCCTTAGTTTTAAGCTGGCAGTCTCAAACCGCCTGGCGGTATCGGCGGCCGCAGTGTCGCTATTTTCATAAACCTTGCCGCTGAAGTGTTCTAACTCTGCCTGGCTGGGCTCCAGATGTATAACGACGCCATTTATCTTGATGTCGGCTACCCAAGCATCCTCAAAAGTGCCGGAGGCTTCCCACCCATATTCAAAGGTAATACGATAGATAGTCCAGGTATTGAAAAGCTCATCTGCGATGAAGTCGTCCAGACCATAGTAATTTGGAGGCCCGGCGGTCAGATTGGTATTCGTAGTTCCCTCGCCATAGAAAAAGAACTGGTCAGTCGAAGGATTGAGCACGTGCTTATTCCAACCTGATGCTTTTTCCAAGCCTGAAATGCCACCAAGCTGAGTGATTTCAGCCCTATTGTCTGGGTTAAATGGGTCATGCACCCAGATAACCATGTTGACGCCCATACTCTCAGCGTTAGTCATGTAGTAAGTCCACATGGCTGTCTTGAGGTCAACCAGATGCATCTCATTAACCGGAATATTTACTCTCGCCCAGTCGTCTCCAGTCTGTACGCCACCATACAGTCGGGCGAGCCAACCAGTAGAGCTTTTCTGGTCAAGCGGTGATGTTTCCCCACGCACCCAACTAGCAGCACCGTTATTAACTGCCGCTAGCGTTGGCTTCCCGAAAAAGCTAGCATCCCGCTTTTCAATCTCGACGATTTCGCTTGGAGCAGGATGCCATTCCACTGGCACGCCGTTTATCTTGGGAGCGTCAATCCAGACATCGCCGGCGGAACGGGTACTACCCCAGTAGCCAATCATTATCTGGATTCTATAGATTACCCAGTTTTTGAATACCTGGTCGGTTATGTACTCAGACCAGTATCCATCAGCGCCTTCCGCTGGAGCAGTGTCGTGGGTGCCGGTATTATTGCCGTACCAGTAGACACGCTCGGTAGCATCCTCATTGGTCATAATGTATTTATACCAGCCGGCTTCAACAGGTCTATTAGCCAGACCGTCAGACATGAAGATGTTATTATCAATTGCGTAGGTATTAAAATCAACTCGCTTGGAGTGGTCATCTGGGTCATAAGCTGAGAACACCAGGTTAGGGCCAATGTCCAGTATATGAGATGAGCCGTTATAGTGAGCATACCAATCGTAGGCAATGCTCTTAATATCGGAGACTTTTAATTCATTCACAGGGATAGAAACAGAGGCCCAGGATTCCTCGCTAGCCTGTGGGCCGCCATTCAGGTGAACAACCCAGTTCCCATACCGGAAATGGCGGTTTGTGTCATAGCTATCTTTGAATTTAGCTTGCAGAGCCTTGCGCTCCCATTGCCCCCAGCCTTCGTTATCGCACCTGATTTCAGGCTGCCCGAATAACCACTGAGCCTGTCTTACCCCACCATATCTATCAAGGGAAGCAGCGTTATAATCCTCTTTATCGTCAGTGATTATACTAGGGATATGCTTTCTGAGAGCAAGCCCTAAAACATTTTCGGAGGGTTTAAGCCCTGTCTTAAACGTTGGGTCCGGCATTGTTTTCTACCTCCTTATTTTACAGGCATTTCTCATGCCTATAGGCTTTCTTCCCATTTCCCCTTATCTTGCCGTGATAAAAGGGGACTGGTTCGCCTTTTATTGCTTTCCGGCACAAAGCACATATTTCTTTTGCCATTTCTCTTTGTCTCCTACTAAGCTATTATACCACAGGGCTTTTTACTCAAGTCAGCAGAGGCCGCAAGACATCTCACTCCTTTCCCTTCAAACTCTACATTCTCAAAATGCACTCTGTTTTTCCAAAGATTGAGTTTCAGAGTATCTATTGTTTCAGGTCTTGCCATAAGCACCATATAGCCCCCGCCACCCGCGCCGGTGAGTTTGCCCCCGATTGCCCCCCATTTCAAACAGGCGTAGTAAAAATCCTTAATCCACTCTGGAGCTACCAGAGGAGAGAAGCGCATTTTGCTGTGCCAGGCAGCATCAAGCAGTCTCCCGAAGCCTGTAAAATCACTATTCGCAAGATGGCTAACCATCTCACCAGCAATAGTTTTCTGTTCATGTAGTGCCTCGAGATTCATACGTGTATTCTGGTCTTTGATGATGTCCTGGCCCTGGTGGTTTCGTTTTCCCAGATAGACCAGCAGTAGCAGTTCGGCAAGGCCATGAGGGATTGGCAATTGAACAAGTTTAACCCTGCTTGTTATCTCCAGGTAATTCAGCCCGCCGAAAGCGGCCATATACTGGTCTTGTATCCCGCCAGCCACGCCCATGACATCGCGTTCCAGGTGAAAAGCAAGTTGAGCAATCTGCCGTTTGGTAAGTGAAGGTTGAACGGCCTTTATACCGGCCACGAAACAGGCAGCGGAGCCGCCAAGCCCACTCATAGGCTTCACCTCGGTTCTGACACTCAGGCTTGCACAATTAAAATGCCCGCATATCGTATCTTCCAAAGGATTGGAGGAATCGCTAGGGTAATGTGCTATCGCATACTTGGTTATGGAAGCGGAGAGTACCGCGCCGCCATATTCCAGGCAGTAAGGCTGAATATCAGTACCGCCGCCAGCGAATGATATTCTGAGAGGGGCTATGGTTATCATTGGTTTCTGCGAGCATCATCACACAAAAATTCCAGCTTATCGGAGCAATCACCCAGCTTAGCCGCTATTATTTCCAGCAAATAGATGATTTTCTTATTCTGTTCTTGCTGAGGGTCTACAGGCTTAATCGTTCGTTTCGTTCCCTTTGCAGTCATTTCTTTTTCCTCGCCAGCACAAATAGTTGAGTGCCTGTGTGGTAGGAGAGCGGATTCTCGTCAAAGCCCTCGGCCATTTTCTGAAATTCCGGTAATAGTTTAGGATTTCCAAACAGGCTATTATCATGCTTGAATAAGACATTAGGCACATTACCTCGCTTATCCAAAATCTCAAAGCCAGCAGTTCCCAGAAAGTCAATGAATTGCTGAGGCGTCCAGCCTCTTACATGCTCCATGCCATCTATTGCCCATTCCAAGGCATTAGGAACTGTTACCAGCAATTCGCCTTGATTCCGCAACACCTTGATGATGTTTTTCATGGCCTTATCTGCGTCTTGCACATGCTCCAGCACATCCCGACAGATAACCATATCGAAGCTACGGCTATCAAATGGCAAATCTTCCACATTAGCTGCCATGATTCCTTCAACCTCATTGGGTATCAGGTCGCTTCTTACCAATTCCCTGGCTCCAATTTGCGATAGAAACTGCCCTTCGGTAGACCGGGCCCCGCCGACAGCCAGTACCTTCTTGTACTGGCATCTTCCGTTCAGTATACGGAGGCATATCTCATTTCTGTTCTGCTCGAACCACATGCCAGCTTGATTAACCAGCAATTGCGGATGGTCTCTCCACGCTGCTTCTTTTTCCGCTTCCTCTGCGGCACGGCGCTTATAATACATCTCATAGGTATTTACGCCTTTGAACTGCTGCGGGTTTTTGAGTCTGTAAGCAATATTCTCAAGCTCCGGCTTCCAGTATTTCTCAAACACCAGCGGCTCAGAGTATTCCAATGCTTTCGCCCTGGCCTTTTGCTGCATCTTTATAATCGAGCCGTCTTTCTTGGCTTGGTAAGCCTTTTCCAGGAGCTCTACGACTTCTTCCACATTACAGTCGGCAGCCCATGAGTTCTGCTTGCTCCAGAAGTATCTGAGATTCTCAATGAACCAACCGCCGCCCATGAGTTCTCTCATAGCGGTAAATCGCGGGATTATCACGGGAACACCGCACGATTGCGCCTCAATTATGGGCACACCGAAACCCTCACCCTTTGATGGTAGCAGGAAAACGTCCATGCTGTTATAGGCATTGGATAGAGTAGCCTTATCAATGCCGATGTTAAACTCAATCCGTTTGGGACAATGGGTGATTTCACCGATTCCCAGTTCCGCCCTCAAAGCATTGAGATTTATGCCTCTTTCATCGAGCGGATTGGTGTGCATATAGTAGATAGCCTCACCCGGATGATGCTCCGCGAATATTTTGAACGCCTGTAGAGACACGTTCCAGTTTTTGCGCTCATCATGGTTGGTGGCTACAGTGCCTATGACAAATTTATTCTCCCAGTTATAGACCTTGCGCCAGTAGTCTCTGTTTTCCTGTCTGGGCGCAAATATGTCCGTGTTGGTAGGATGAGAAATATAGCCGGCATCAATATGATGCTCTCGGAGTTGCTCCTGACCGAATCTGGCCTCACAAAGTACCTTAAAAATATTGGGGGATTCTATAATTGCCTTGAGAGTGGCTGGAGGCACCGGTTCATGGTCTATCGGCACTATGGGACACCATTTTATTTCGGCATTTTGCCCCTGTCCCATTCCCCCTTCTCGGAGCACCCAGATATCAACGAGTGATATGAGAAAATCGGCCTTAAAGTAATCATAGTACATCTTAGCGTCAGTAGTACCCCAATCACGGGGGTTATTAGGGAAGATGGGAATATCTCCCCAGTCAATCTTCGTGCCTTCAAGACCATAGAAGGCAAAGATAGCCACGTCATGACCCATTTGTTTAAGATTAACTGCGATGGAAGCTGTGGTTTGGCCGTAGCCAGTCGAACAAAAAGGGGAATTGGATTGTATGATTAGTCTCAAAATACTCTCCTTACTGATAAGGGGGTGAGTTACCCCACCCCCTTAACTAGCATTTTTAGCGTCCGTCATGCAGACGAGCGGCCAGGTCTTTGTCCAGCGTCTTGAAGCCGCAAAGCTGGTCAATGGAAATCGTGTTCTTTTTGGTGAGAGTGCTGTAGTCGAACACGACCCGGCAGGATATGCCCTTGTAGTTCAGTACCGCAGCCTGAGCTCCACCCAAAGGCGGAGACAGAGGTGCAGTAACAAAGGCAAAGGCGTTCTTGTGGAAGGCCAGACTTTCACGACCAGTACCATAAAACGTGATGACTTCGTTATCGCTGACTGCCCCCAGCCGTTTGCTGGTAACTATAGTTCCAGCATTGGAGGCCCAGGTCCCGCCTACTGCCACGCACCATTCGTCATCACCAATCTTGATGATGTCGCCGGCTGCCGCTGTCCCTGCTGCCGTTACATGGTTATCGAAGATAAGGGTGGTACCAGCAACAGCAAAGGTTGAGCCGTTGACCAGGGCGGTGCCAGCATTGGTCGATGTGGCCGTATGCTTCGGGATATTCTGGTCCATGTAGCAGTCGAAGCCCAGGGTATGCCCCATCTCGGCGGCTCTCAGTGCTTTGCCTCCGTCAGCCCGTTTATCGGCGTGCAGGAAGGCATCCAGCGACTGGTAAGCCGCTTTGGTTATGGGATGCAGGACAAGCCTGCGGTCGGTCAACGGCACCTTCTGCACATCGAGCACGGAACCTATGCCGGTAATGTCGCCGATGACCGGCGTGGAACTTACCGGATAGTTGCCACTGATGTTGGCATAGAGTGCGGCTATGGACGAGTCAACCGACTGAGCATGTGCCCTCATCGCTGGTTGAATGAATTGCTCGGAGAAGTCCACAATGTCGTGCGATAGTTCCTGCGAGGTGACCTCGAAGGACACATCAAACAGGGTATCGAGAGCTACCGAGACTGTGGCCTCGCTTGCGCTCTGGATAGCGATAGTAGCCGCCCAGGCCGAAGCGGTGAAGCTGGTGGGCTTGCGTATCTGGATGGTGGCACCTACGTTCTGGAACTCTTTGGAGTAGGCCCGGTGAACCAGGTTGCCCAGTACCATGTTGTTTTCCAGCGCAATGAGAGCCTCTTTTGCGACAATGGTTGGTGTCAAAAGAGTATTTGTCAAGTTTTACCTCGTTTATTTAATTGTTTTCGGGCAAAAGCCCTAATCGACCTTTACTTGTAGCGACGCTCTGCCCATTTTGCGTATTGCTCCGGTGTCCATTTTTCCATCTGTTCAGGAGTCGGGTGTTCGGGCAACCCGCCACTACCGGATGATGCACCCGAGTCGAATTTCGGCTTTTCTCCCTTTGACGGGGTTTCCTTACTCTGCGGTTGTTTGCCACTGATAGCATTGGCGACCTGATACCTGAGTGCCTTGACTTCCATTTCATCCTCGGTGTTGCAGTCACTTAACTCCTTTATCGGCACGCCTGTTTCATCATGCAAGGCTTTGGCTTTCGCTTCCAGTCCGACAGTATGAACAAGCATTTCCGCTTTATAGAGCTTTGCCTCAGCATCCTTCTCCCGCCTGGCTGCCTCTCTCTCCCTCTTTGCCAATGTTACCCTGTCGCTGTAACTCTTTTTTACATCAGGATCGTCTACGGCTTGGAGAGCTTGCTGATGCTCCCTTCGAGTATCCTCAAGCTCAGCCAGCAAGTCATCAATGCGCCCGCTGGTCGTGCTTTTCAGGTCCTCGATTTCCGCACTTTTGGCAGTTATATCTTTGTCCCGCTTTGAAAGTAGCCTATTAAGTGATTCAAGCCCCTTTCCGAGAGCCTTGTCTAGTTCATGCCGAAACTCTGTCTCTGTATAGGTTTTCCCTACAGTGGGTTCACCTTCCGGCCCAGTGGGTTCCGCCCCCTCGCCTGATGGAGTTGGCTCATCCCCCTCAGCCTGTGGGTCTTTTGCCCCCTCTAGTTCTTCCATATTGAAGTACACCTCCTTTAATTACTATTATAGCACAGGCCCCTTTATCTCTGCGCGGGCTCGAACTTGCGTTCTAGCATCTTCTGGAATGGGTTTAATGTTGAAGGCTGACCTGACCTCGCTGGTTGAGTAACTTCCCTGTAATCATCCCACCATGTTTCATCTTCAATACCAGGGGCCCTCTGGAGTTCTATCTGGCGAGCCGCTGGCGGGAGATTCTTAATCCACTCATCCTGCCGGTCCTTGATATACTGTTTTGTTTTTGCAGGGTATTTATTGAGATAGCTTTCGATTTCCAACTCAATAGCATCCCAGTCCAATGGCAGTTCGGCCTTCTCAATCAGGGTAGCTCTATATTCCTGATAGTCGTCGTAGGCTTTATCTTCCGGCCTAGTATTCTCCGCATACCATTTCTCGTACTGCTTCATTTCGTATGGTTTCAGTGTTTCCCTCAAAGACCATAGAGCGGATTTACCGCCCGAAGTGTAAGGTCGGATATAAGAGCGGTTTTTGTCGTAATCATACTTCGACATTTGTCCACTCAATAGTTTTTGAGCAGCATCATTCAATGATTTGTGCATCGCATCTTCAAGTTTCTGCTGCTCAATATCAAGCGCAATACCTATCTGGTCACCTCTTTCAGACCAGTATTTTTCATTATCAGCCTTCGCTTCGGCAAGGTCGGTGTATTTCCGCTCCAACTTTGAACGCTCCAGTTTGTTCAATTCCTCGGCCTTTTTGCCGTAATCTTTAGCTGCATAGCGGTCATAGAGCCTGTTAAGAGCATCGGAGGTTGTCTCCGGATAGGCCCTACCGCCAAAGAACTCACCGGCTCCCCTGATAAGGCGTTGGCTAAGGCTGCCCCCTTCATAAATAACATTCTCCACCCATATAGGGAGAAATTGCTTGACTAGGACTTCCTCAGTGAAGTTCATAGCGTCCTGTCTTACAGGGTCTCCGATATAGTTTCTGCCTGTTAAAATATCAATCGTACTTCCAAGAACCGGAGCCAGGTTGCCCCTGATAAATCTAAGAACAGGATTCTCCATGCCTGATTGCCAGAGCGCTTCGGGGTTATCTATTGACTGAGCGACAAGTTTAACAACACTCCGGACCTTTGAACCTGGCCCTATATTTTGCCCGGCGACATTCCATGTGAAAAACTTTGGCGAAAGCGGGTCGAAATGCTCTTTAATTTCATCCCAATCCTCTCCACGTGCCCATGATATCGCCAAAGCTACTGCCGAAATAGCAGCAATCCCCTTGGTCAAACCCTGTATGGCGAGCCTATTCCTTATCCCTGACTGCCCGAATGACGCAGCGCCTTTCCCAGCATCGACTAACAATGCGGCAATAGCCCTGTTATAACGAGGGGCAAGCAATGTAGCTGTCTCTGCCATCCTCCAATTCGGACTAACTCCAAGTTTGGCGCTGGAAGTCAACCCACGAAACTCATTGATAAACTGGTCTACCTCCGCCACTTCCGCAGGGGTCTTTGCCAGATGCTCAAGTGCCTCTGCCATCTTTATCCCGGCATAGTCCAGCGTGCCTTCAAACACCCTCTGAAATGGCTGAAGGACTATAGCCCCTGCTTTGCCGACAGCCCTGGGTGCAATCAAACCTAATTTTTTGAGCATGGCCTCCTGTTTCGGCCAGACGTTTATCCGTGTAGAAAGCATACCGCCCTTTGCCATTGCCTCGGTAAACTCTGTCCCAGCTGTTGACAGAAGCAACCCGGGGTGTCTATCTATAACGGGCTTATGCTCCGACAGAAACCTGTCTTGCCATTCCGGGTCAAGCAGTATTTTAGGTATTGCGGCGGCTGCACCTCCATATATTCTCGGATTGCTACCGGCAAGGAATATCAACTGGATTGCCATAGGGCTAAAGTCTCCAGCCAGTTTGAAATACCTGACTACGGCATTGACTTTATTAACTGATGTTAGTGCTTCGGACATCCCAGGGTCGAGGGCTTGCCTTAATGTGTCAGACAGTTCCTTCGCTTCCGGCCCGGTGAATATCTTGCCAGAGAAAGCCGGGTGCATGACCATTGCTTCCCCCATCTTGGGAGCCATGGCCGCCTCCCTTGCCCTGGCCCTGGCATTTATCGCTGCCCATTTATCCGCGTTATCAGATTTTACCAGTGCCTTTGCTCTTTTAGTGAGAGATTGAACATCCTTGGCCGTGGGCTTACCGGTTTGTATCTGAGGTATCAGGTTTTTCAGTTCGGCCGCCTCATCGGGATATGTTCTGGCAATAGAGTTCAAGGTCGCATCTGGCACTCTTTCACCCCTGACCGCCCTGTTTATTGCCGCCACCAACTGCCTGCTACTGTTCGCCCTCATTTTGGCAGACTCGGCAGCCAGCACAAGCTCTTCCGGTGCGCCATTGGTTCTCCAGGGTACTTGCGTCAACAGCCATTCGGAAGCCTTTTTATCAGTCACCCTGTTATATGCAGCCCTGACATTAAGAGCCAAAGCATCTTCGTCTGGTATATATCTGTATCCATCATCAATAGCTTCTTTGGCGGTAGCATAAGACCTCGGTTTTTCAAAACCTGCCTTTTTGCCAACTCTAGTTGGGCCAGCACCTACATAGGTAGTATCTAAAATCTCGCCATCGCTTGATACTTTAGCAAATACACGCCTGCCTGCATATTCCCCACCCTCTTCAAAGGTTAGTTCCTTGATGTCTATATCGTTATCTCGCAGGTATTTGAGTTTCGCTTCCTCAATATCCCGTGCTCTTTGAATCCACTTCTTTTGTTCTGCCGTAAGTTTATCGGTATACCTTTTCGGGTAAGTCCTGATGTCATTTATGGATAATCCTTTGAGTTTACCCGCTCCTATAAGTCCATTATCATCCAGTTTACCGAATACCTTGTCCTGATTGCCAAGTTCACCCAGGTATGACACAATGCCCTGTGATTTTTGCGTCCCCTCTTCCCCTAAAACCGCTCTGCCGATAATGAACTTTTCCGCAGGAGTATTAGCAATCGCCGCTGGATTGACACGGGACATTATCTGCCTTAATCCTGGTAAATTAGCTAACCATCGCGAGACATTCGGCTTAGTCGAGTAGTCAATAACCGTCTGAATATCCTGCAAAGGGGCAAAGCTAATTTTACCCGAAGGCTCTACAGGTGGTGGCTCAGCAGCAATCTTTGTTTCAGCAGGTGGAGGCGGAGGTACAGCAGGTGGCGTAATCTCAGGTTCTTTGACAAGGCTTTCAAGGATGCCTGCCTCTGGTTCTGATTTAGCAAAAGCTATATCTGCTTCCAGTTTCTTTATCTGCTGTTTAGTCGTCCATGCCTTCTCAATAGCTTCCTTAAAGGTGTCACCATCAGCATAACCGAGTTCTGTGGCTTTTTCATCAAGAGCATATTCCCACGGGATGACTTCCCGCTCCTCCGTATAGGTTCTAGCTGGATGATATTTACCATTCTTATCGGTATAGGCTTTGGTTTTCTTGGTGGACGTTCTTGTAACGATAACCGATGGTTGAGGCTCCTTGTTATTTAAGGCAATGTAATTTGAGCGAGACACTGTGTTGACTTCCCCTTTTGGAGCAAGGTATAGATATTGAGATGCTGGTTCAGTCTCTATGTATGCTTTCAATCCTTCAAGTTCAGACCGCATCTCATAAACTTCAGGCGTTTCTGGCAATGCGACTTGCCCCTCAAGCGGTTTGGCTGCCTGTGCCCGCTTCAAGGCTTCGATGTCAACAAGTCCTGGCTTGGCTCCCCCCATGCCTGGGGCAGTTCCAAATTCCTCAAAGGCTTTCATTTGTGCTGGTCTTTCCATGCCAGGAAGCCCCGTCTGCACACTGATAGGTGTCTCCACCCCTTCAGGCGGTGTTACACCTGCTACGGGGGCTGTGGGAGGCATTTCAGGGACTTTCCCCAGTTCCATCCTGCCTGCCTGTACTGCCTGGACTAAGGGGGCGACATAATCAGGTTGGTACTTCCCCGCCTGAATACCAGCAATAACCTCAGTGGTTCTAGTGCGACTAAATTCCGGAAGCCATCGGTCGACCAATGCACTGGTATATTGTTGAGCTTTAGTCGCTGCCTCTTGAGTGGGTATGAGCTTACCGCCCTGTGAAGGCTTGAAAAGTTCCTTGACTGCCCTTGCTGAGTTGAGCCACGAAGGTTTAGATGACCTTGCTATCCAATCGGCAACAGCACTACGCAAACTTGGGTTTATAGGGGTATTAGTTTTCATAGACCAAGCATTGATGTTACGGGTAGTAGCTACCCTCATTAACCCTTGATATGCCAGCGGGAGACTGGCTACAGCCGCCCCACCTGTTGCTACTGCCATTCCGAATAATCCGGCCCATTCCCCAGCAGATAGAGTAATAGGCCCCACAGTAATAGGTGTCTGAGCCGCCGCAATCGGGTATTTCTGTATCTTTTGATATAGGGATTCTTTGGTTGGCTGCACTTCCCTCAGAAACACATCAGGGTCAAGCCCGAGTGCTTCGTATGCCTCACGGGACAGATAGCGGGTAGTTATCCCGGGCCCTGTTTCTCTTTCTGGAACACGAGGCGGCGCCATTCCCGCTGTAACCTTGGCACTTGCGCCCATATCAGCAGGCTGCTCAACCTGCTGCCCAGCCATGCGGAGCAATTCATCAAGGGCTGCCGGGCGGCCACGGGGAGTAGCAGGAGTAACTTTTGTCTGTGCTCTTTCCCAAGGAAGTAAGGGGCGTTGTAGTTTCAATCCGTCAGGCATGGTTAAAATCCCACCGTTTTTATCTTCGGCTGATAGGCGCTGGGCCTCTCCCCTCTCCTGTAAGGCGATTGTTTGGCGAACTCGGTTCTCAGTTTTTCTCTCTCTTTTTCCAGGAATGCGGCCCATGTTTCCTCAGTCCGTTGCTCAATGGGCTTTTCTCCAAATTCCCAGGCAATCGAGGGATAAGTTTGAGCAAACCAGGACTTCCATAACGGCGGCCCACTAACCTCCGGTTCAATTTCCTTATAGCCTGGCGGCTCATAGGGTTCCGGCCTCGACCTTGTTGCCGCTCCCTGGGCATATTCCATGCCCACCCAGGCCAGGTCGCCTTTTTCCTCCAGTGATAGCCCGGCAAACTCAGGGGCTTCGGGGTTTGCCTGGTATCTCATGCCGGTCTGGAGTGCTGCCTGTGGAGACATATCGTATCGTGCGGCAAACTCCCTGGTCATCGTACCGTAATCTATCTCAGGAGCGGGCTCTTCGATAAGTCCTGCTACCTGCGCTCTTTCCCCAGCCCTGGATTTCTCTGTCTGCCATAGCTGGTTTACATCACGCTGTAATGTTGCAATCTGCCCTCTAATTGTATCCTGCAAGTAGTCGGGAGCATAAGTGAGTTGGCCTTGTAAGTTGCGAATAGCAGTTCGACCGGCAGCAATTTGCTGGGTAATATTGCCACCAGCTCCTAATGGGAGTTGCGCAGCCTGTCTTACTTTCGCTTCCTGCTCTTGCCGCCTTTGTTCGGCCAATCTTGCAGGTTCAGTCGCTATCTGTTCTGTATACCTTTCGACATCGCTACGGATTGTAGAAGGCAAGTCCATTGTGGTCTGCCTCTTACCCGCATATTTCCCGCTCCCGCTCAATCTACCGGCCATATCGCTCAGGATAACATTAGCTTCTGATTCGCTGATAAGTCCCGAGTTATATTGCTGCTCCAAATATGAGAATAGCCTGTCCATCCAGGCGCTTGCCGCTTGTTCCTCAGCGGCAGCAGGCATGCCGGAGTCTATCCAGTCATAAAGGCTTTGCCGGCCGCCCTGTGCCTGATATTCCTGCCATGCTCGTCTTTGTTCGTCAGTTACATCTCTGCCTATTTCCTCTACGAAGGGATCGAAAGGATATGTCATTACATTTCCCTCCCCATTCTCAGTGAGGTATCCTGAGCAATTTGCTTACGCCTGAGATAGCCTTGAAATACACCTTGCCAGTAGTCCCTGGTGCTGAGGCCCCAGCCGGTAATTTTGCCTTTTGCGTTGGGCTGATTCGTATTAGCCTGTACTGGCCGGGGATATGAGCTATGCAAGGAGTCCCTTCGTCTTTGAAAACTGTATGGCTCTGTCTGGCGTAGAGATTGCGCTTCGGGATAGTTTCTCGGATGCTCCCAATCGTTCATATGCCCCCTTGCGGCAAGGCTCGCTGCTGCGGCTGTCTCGTAGCCTCAACTCCAGATTGCTCCATCATCTCCATCTCATAAAGGTCTCGCATTACCTGCTCAGCCTCATCCTGCCGTCCTACAACCATCAGGGCTTTAATCGCCCTGACCATAGCCATTTTAGGCGAGTGCTCAGCCATCTCGATAGCCGCCATATCGCCGAGCCCTTTCGGGTCTGGAAGTTTGAGAATATATTCGTGTATAAAGCTATCGGGGAGTCCGAGTCTCTTAGCCATATCCGCTATCTGGTAAGTATCAAACTGGGTCCATGGAGTCCTGGCAGTAAACTCAACCCGGGTAATATGCGGCTTTTTCAGGTCTACCGGAGTAACTTCGACCTCAAAGTATTTCCGCTTTTCCTCATGTTTCACATCGACCTTCATATTGCCGTCAATCAGTTGTTCCTCAATCTGGCGGCATATTTCCTGATAGAAGTAACTGAGATTTTTTAGCTGCGGATTAAATACCTTATTACCCGCTTCCTGCACCAGGTTATAAAGAGTGCCGGAGGGCGGTGGGCTTCCTACCGGAATATGAGGCAGAGATGCTCGCTCCATCTGTTCATTCAGCCAACTAAGAAGCTGGACGACAGTAGGAGCCAGTTCCTTCATAGGCGCTCCTTCAAGCTGGTTATGTCCTTTTGGTAGATTAAGCACGCCTTCCGCCAGGTAAACGGTAGTCTGAATCTGCTGGCCCTGCTCATCATAGTAGTTAAGAATGGGTTGCTTGGACAGCAGGTTGGCATGGGTAGCTGCTATGGAAGCAAAACGGTTCCGGGTCTTGTTAATTTCCCTGAGTGGAGCGAAGATGCTCTCGCCGTAGCCGCCTATTTCACTGCCGGTAGGACTAATCACTGGGGGCCTCGTAGCCACTGGGACGATAGTTACCGGGAAAGACCTTAACTTATATTCCTTCGGCTCTTTGACAAACTGCTTATCGCAAATGACGACGTTGCTAAAACGGTTTTCATCCTCATGCTTCCAATGCTCGATAACCTCATTATCATGTTTCTTGGAGGCTTCAAACCCCCACTCGTCTTTGAGTGCATCGGCGGACCGGAAGGTCTTGTACGCTGTCCATAGCAGGCCATCTCCACCCATTCTGTAAGTGAGCCAGCGGCAGTCGAGGGGCAAAAAGTCGAATATTATGTTTTTGCCATCTCCTTTGTAGACTAATGTTCTGGCGGCGACCCATCCCCTGACAATAGAGTGCCATATACTAGCTTCCCTTAGCGGCGGCATGAGCAAATTTCTAAGCCTTCTATCGGCCATATCGAGCGCGAAATGGAGCAGGCGTTCCAGTTTGGCTATATCGTCTCTCTTATCCTCGCCCTCTTGCTCAGCCATGCGGACAATAATCTGCATCTCGGCGTCGGAGAGTGTTGACTGTACCTGGTCGGCAAAGGTGCGAACATCGTTGGAAACAACGTCAATATCGCTTTCATGCATTTTGGTGAGGTCTTTAGTGGAAATATCATAGTTGAGCGTAGGATACGACGTTGTTTTGAGGTTCCAAAGCTCGAAGTCCTCATCCATCCGCTGATAGAGTGGGCCGAAATCACCTTCGGCCTCTTTTACCTTTTCCGTTATCTCGAAAGCATCTTCCAGCATAAAAATCCCCTCATTCCAGACTTCTTAGTCTATTATACCATTGACTGTTTTGAAGCAAGCGGCTAGTAGACTCGTCGGCCCCTAACATACATGCTGACCTCGCCCGCTTGGCCGACCTTATCGAGCACACTGGAAGCCAGCATGAGACTGATAACGGTATCGCCGTGAGTTTTACCTGTAGCCTCGGGGTACCCGTTCACCCACTGCTGCTCCATCATCTCCTGTACCTGGGGCTTAAACCTGGTAAGCAGCGTACCGTTATTGACCCTTTCTACCAACTTGACCAGCAGTTCCCTCTTGTTGGGCCGGGTAAGGGCGTAGCCATACTTTTTTTCATTCATCATGTATAGTTTTGGATAGCCCAGTTCAAGCAGCTTATCGATTACCGCCCTGCCGATACCGATATTATCTACCACAAGCAGGGGCGAGTTATATTCGCGGCACAACCTGTCTGCGTCAAAGGCGAAAGCATCAGTGCCAACCTCGTTAGAGTAAATTACCGCCACTACCTCGGCGCTTAATCCCCTTTTGCCGACAATACTTAATACGGAATAGTCCAGCCCAACCCCCTCACCTACATCTATGCCTGCTACATATTGTGTTCCGACAATCGGCGGGCACAATATGTGGATAAATCCCTCTCTTACTTCGCCTTCCGCGGCATTATCCCAGAGTGCTTTAAGGATTTCCGCCTTAAAGCAGGAGACGGCGGACAATGGCTCCAGTGCTTCTTCCGCCGTTTTAGGGTAGTTGCCTTTAACCACCCAGGGAGTCTGCTCGTTTTCCCTTACTATGGCCTGATACCAGTTATTATCTCGCCCAGGCCTGACATCGTACCCATAAAAGAGAGCTTTGAAGTTGTTTTTGCCATCCCTGGCTTCTTTCCAGTGCCTCTTGAAATAGCTGTCGGGCTTCGTCTTGTCTACAGTAGATACGGAGATAAGCTGCCTCATCGGGTTATCAGCTACCGTCGCCCGGGTGTGAGACAGGTTTACCTCGTAAAAATCATGGAAATCACTTTCGTCGTGTATCACCAACCC